TAGTTTCAAAGATTTCTCTTAGATATCTTCCAGCCTCAGCCGAGGAGAAGAAGTCAAATACAACTTTTGTTGCTTTTCCTAGGGCATCACCAATGCTTTTGATTCCGTTAAAAATGTCATTGAAAGTCCCAGAAGTAATTAGTTGAGTAAGCCCGTTTTGTAACGCTGGCAAGAAACCTTGCGCTACCACTTCCCTTAGGTTCTTAAAAATTGGCTGTAGTTTTACAAGAAACTTGGCAAACCCCTTTTGAGTGTTGGTGAGGTTGGCATATGGGTCTTGAGAGGCAGCCTTGGCTCTAGCCTTTGCCCCAGTCTTAAGTTCTTCATTGAGGTCAGCGCTTCTATCTTTAGCGCGACGATAGTTTAGGTCCGCTTGCTTATAAGCAATTTCTGCCTCGCGACGAGCACGGGAGTCTGCTGGCAAATCAGCAGTTCTGGCGAGACCCTCACGAGCCTTTTCTAAGGCAATGGCAGCGTTTTCTTCGGCAAGAGCGGCGTCTTCGGCATCAAATTTTAGTTGCTGTAGTTCCTCTCGTAAATTTTTTAGAGTCTCTACTTGAGTTTTTTGTTGCTGTGTTGCTTGTTGAACCGCTTCGCCTACGCCATTCATGGCAAATTTGGCTACCGCCGAAGCAGCCTTCATTGATATGAATAGACCGATTACTGCGGTTAACGATGTGGCAGCACCAGCAGCGGCAGCGACTAATGTAACAAGAGCACCAATTATGACTCCAATAGCCCCAGCAAAGGCGCTAGCCATCACTGTACCCTTATAGCCAGTCACAATTAACTGATTTATTGTTTCATACCCCTGCTGAGCACTCGGGGTCATCTCTTGTAAGCCCTTAGAGATTCCAGTCAAGAAGTTTATTTCTGAGCCTTTGTTAAAGCCACGCATAAACTTTGAAGATAGGTTTTCACCTGCTTTTTGTGCGTTCTTGCCACCACTACCACTTACGCCATTGAAACCATTTCTGATGTCTTTGGCAACATTGGTAGTGATAGCCCTAACAATAATATGGGCTTCACCAACTACTGGCATTTATTGTTCACCTCCTTAGTTGAGTGGCGCTTCTAGTAATCCATTGCCACTCATCGGAAGTCCACTATCGGGGTCGAACTGGGTAGGAGGGATGTAAGGTTTTGTTACTTTCTTCTTTGGGTCAAAAGGTTGTAGGTTGTCAAAGTCGTCAAAAGAATTACTGTTATTGCCAGACCTAGACGACCTTGACGAACCCGCAAAGATATACTCGACATCGTAAAGTTGTCTATAAAGAATTTCTCTAGACTTTCCGACGGCTTCCGCTTGCTCTCCCGAAGAGTAGCGCATATCATCCTCAAAAAGATAATGAATGACATCTAGCATTTGGCTTGCTTCCATGCTCGAAAGTTGTAGACCACTCATTAGCGCTTTCCCATTTACATACGGCCATATACTGACCGCCCACTGCGTTAGTCCGTCGACTGCTCTTTTGGGCGGTTTGAGTACTCTTCCATCAACCAAGCAACAATTTCTCCAAGAGTTTCTATGCTGGTAATTTTCTCTTGGTCAGATAGAACTGCATCAAACTCTTTTTTGCTTTCTGGCTTTAGGACAGCAGAAAAAAACTTTTCCATTACCTGAGCGGACTTTGATGCATCTTCTGAAGAGGAGTCGGAAACAATTTCTAAAAGAAGTTTTCCTTGAATTACTGGAACGCAGTGGAACTCTTTGTCCCAGAGTTTGAATGAAATTGGGGTCTTTTCTCCAGCGTCTCCGCCGTTTCCAAAGTCTTTGAATCTAGCCATATTCGTATAGTCTTTCTTGTGAATGTGTAATTAGGTTGAGGTTCAACCTATGACTATTTTACTTTATAAAAAAACTACTGATTATGGCTATTTGACTGGTGGAAAGGACTTTCCAGTGTAAACGGCACCTAAGTCTTGGAATACAAAAAGTTGGTCGGATAGGAACTGGTTCGGTCTGGTTCCTGGGTGTCTCACCATCTGAGTGCGGATAATTCTACCCTTACTCATAAAGACAAGTTGGGGAGCGGTTTTAGGGACAATTAGGTGAGGCTTAGTGCCTTCGTGGTGTAAATAAGCAATCTTATTTTTAGAGCCTATTCTTAGTTCTTGTCCATAGCGAGCAGTCTTATGCTCCATATTTATAGAGTTTTTGAGTCGACCAGTGTCCACTCCCACTTGCCTTTTGGCTAGAGCAACTACCAATTTTCCTCTTCTTTGTAGAATCCCCCAAATTGGACCTTTGGCAGTTTTTGTGTACGCGTCAAGTCTTATTTTATGTAAGTTTAGGTGGCTGAATTTGTATGTGTAGTGAGTAGAAGAGCCACCGCCAGCAGCACGAACCGCTCTAGCACCACTACCTTTTATGCCCCTAAATGCTCTTTGAGCAGCCCAAAGTCCCCAACTGTCTGGAAACCCCCTAGGCATTATGGCACCGCTAGTGTTAGTTGCATATTGACAGTTTGGAAACCACCCTCTGGACCAGAAGTGTCAATAGTCGCAATCACTCCCAAGCCGTATCCAGAATCATCCCACATATCAAATTCGCGGATACATTCCATCAAAACCCAAGCATCTATAGCAGAAGAGTAAGAACTTTCGGTGATTTTATCGCCGCTAGGAGGTCTGCCGTTCTGACCAACGGTCGCCACGGGTCTTGAAATGCTGATAACAACAGATGCGGTGCGTGGCACATGGCAACGCTGAGGGGTAGATGCTTCATCACCTGGAGTACCCAAGTACATCTGTAGGAAGTTCACAACAACTTGTTCGCAGTCAATAGCAACTTCACCCATTGTCCAATAACGGCGTGTGGGTAGTGGCACATTGTATGTTTGGAAGACAGTCTCGATACGAGAAATAATGCCATCCATCATATTTTTTAGATTGAGGGCATCTTCCGAAACATCTGCGATTGTTGTTAGGGACATTTTTGCCTACTATTCGGCTACTGGAGCCTCTTCGACTACAACTGCTTCTTCAGCAACAGGGGTCTCTTCAACCACTACTACTTCTTCAACAACTGGGGTCTCGACTACAACTGGCTCTGGCTTAGCCTTTTTCTTAGGCTCTGCCTTTACAGGTGCTACTACAGCATCTGCCTTTTTACCAGTGTTCATCGACTCGGCGGTGAAGTTTGTCTGAATGTGTACCATTTTGTTCCTTCTATTTATGGGCTACTTCTATTGTAGAACTAACCGTTTAGGTTGATTTTTAGGTTTCCGCTAGTAATCAGCACAACGCTGTTATTTGTGTGGGTAGCGTATAAGTCCCAAGTGCCGGGGTCGACCATACCTATGGTGGCCAGTGTTTCTGAATAGCCAGAGGACAGGGTGATTGTAGAAGCCGAGGTATTGACATTTGCCGAAGTGTTAGCGAGAGTCTGAGACTTAATGCCTGAGTAACTCTTGATAGTTAGGGCTGGTGTCCAACCTGCTTGGCTAGTCAAGAAAGTGGCATTGATGTTTGCTAAGCCTAAAGTCACAGTTCCAGTGTTGCCCGAACCAGGTGGGACAATTAGGTCTTTTACGCCAGTTGTGTAGACCAGTTCCTTAGGGTTGTATCTTCTGGCTCGCGGGGTGTCTACAGAGTAGACCTTAGTCTTCCTTCTAGCACCATCTGGGTTGACAGTCTTTAGGAACAAGTCAACAGCATAAAGACCAGTACGCAGTTCTTGAATAAAGTCCTGCTGGTCAAGAATAGTGAAAGAGACACCTTGTCGCGAGACAGAAGTTACGCGTTGCGGGAGAGCGCAAGTTTCATCGTCAGACCACAACTTGGCAAATTCAATGGCTAGCGTGCGGGCTGCCATTTTTCCAGATGTAGGTGGGTTCTGACCATAAGCATAAGTAACTTCAGTATTACAAGGGGTCCAAGGAGTGGCTAGGCTCACATGGATAGTCGAGTGGTCCACTAAGTAATAACTTGTTGGGTCAATCAAAGAACCGTTTCGGTTTCTGATTGTGATGATTCTAGTTACTGGACCGCCACGCAACTTGATTCTAGATTCAGGTGAGATACCGTCTACGGTTAGAGAAGAGTACTCGTCGTAGTCAAAATCGGCAGACGGAATGTTGTAGACAGTCCCACCAAACAAAACGCCGTCTGTGTTTTTGTTGGAGGAGCCTAAACGGGAGCGACGAAGTACGCAAGTGTAGCGTTCCGTGACAATAGTTTCGCCTGAATATTTACGACCAGACATAGCCCATAAAAGATGAGATGCAGTCTTAGCAGCCTCCAGCGCATACTCAGAGTTGGCGTAGTCGCCCAACTCTTCTGGCTGAATCCATAAAGCAGTCATATCTATCCTTAGGTAAGAAGTAAGGCGACGAGAATTGGAAGAAAATCAACCAATCTCGCCGCCTTCCTATCTAACTATTAGTCCTCGTTTGACTTAATAATGAAGTCAACATTTGCATCGGCGTTGTAGTTCAATCCGCCAGGGACATTGTAAGTATCTTCACCAGCACCGTTAGCATACTGAGTGTCAATCTGAGTTGTGGTGACTGGGGTGTAAGAGCCAGCCTCGGTGATGCTATCAACTAGGTTTACACGGCTGTACTTGTCTAGGGTTGCTGTTAGAGCAGATGACAAGTTGGCAGTGGTTGGGTAGTTTGAATAGTAGAAAGCGTTTCCACCATTGATGCTAAATGCTAGGTTTCCAAGAACTGTAGGAGCAGTAGTTACTGTAAATGCTGTTGCATTTACAATAGTTGCAATTGTAGTGTTGGCAAGAGAGGCACCACCAACGAGTTTGGCAATAGTCATACCAGGAACTAGACCAGCAGTGCTGACCACTTGAATAGTAGTATTTGATACAGCCACATTCGCAGTAGCACCCATACCGACTAGACCAAAGGTCAAAGTACCGCTTGCGCTTGGTGCTGCGGTTACAGTGAAAGCAGTAGCATTTACTACTGTGGCAATCGTGGTGTTGGAAAGTGTCCCAGTCCCACTCAATTGGAAGATGTCCTGACCAACAACATAACCAGCGGTGTTAGCAACAGTGATGGTGGTATTTGATGCTGTCACATTTGCCGTAGCGGTGCCAGCGACATAGTTCAACGATGTTACTGATTCGCCCACTGTGCTGGTGTTGAATGGCTCGCCACAGTTGTTGACATAAACCTTGTCTCCATTGGCAATTCCAGAGGTAACAGTGCTACTACCTAGAGTCACAGCGCGGTAATTATCGTAGCCACTAATGCCAGTTATAGCAATCGTGGTAGCACCTTGAATCCCACCGATAGTGAAGAATGACTGGTAAGAAGCCTGGTCAGTCCAAGTATAGAATCCTTGAAGTCCGACAGGTGCCCAAGATGCTCTTGAGTAAGAGTACGGTCTCTCAGAGGCTACAGGGAATTCCCAACGACCATCAACAGCAGAACCGAAGTTCTTGTTGCCTAGACCGTAGCCCTCAAATGTGGTAGCCAACATACCGTTCTCGATAACGCGGTCACCACTCTGACGAAGTTTTGCGTAAGGGAAGACCCAGTGGAAGTACGGAAGAACGCTCGCGCGCTTTCCATCTTTCACAGCGTGCGACCATGCTTCAATCGCTACACCATTTCCAGCAGGGTCGTCTCCGACGCCTGGAGCAGCCCAACCAACAGACTTCACAACGCCGTCAACGGTCTTGCGAAGCAAGAGACCGCCAGAGAGCAACTGAGAAAGTTCAGCGTCTGGTTCACAGATAGCCAACTCCATAGTGATTCTCTTGAGAGTGTCAGGAGCCTTGTAAGTTACACATACAGTTCCATTGGCACTCTTTTCGGTAATCTCGTCGCCCTCTTCGTATTCTGGTGTGAAAGACACACGCATAAACGCAGATGTGGTGTACGAGTCACCTGGACCATTTAGCAAGTTGCCAGCGGCGTCTAGTCGCGTTACGCGAATAGACACACCTTGAATGCTGGCTGCGTATTCCTGAGTTGCCATTTAGAACAGTTCTCCTTAGTCTTCGTTTGACTTGATGATAAAGTCGACATTCGAGTCAGCGTTGTAGTCCAAGTTACCAGGAACATTGTAACCAGCCTCAACATCTCCGCTAGCATTAGAGTACTTGGTGTCGATTGCTGTGGTAGTGACTGCAAGGTACCTAGGGTCACCCTCAGTAGCAGAGTCAACAAGTGACACACGGCTGAACTTGTCAAGAGTGGCTGTAAGAGTGGTACCACCAACATTTGCGATGGTGTACGAGATTGCAGTCGAGTTGACATTGGTAGCAGCAACACCAGAAGTGATGGTGTTGAAAGGCTCGCCAGTGCCAGATACATATACCTTGTCGCTAGTAGCAATGTTGTGAGCCGCGCTAAAGATAACAGTGGCTGTAGTGTTGACTGCTGTAACAGAGGTGATGTAAGGAGTGGTCTGACCCTGAATGTTTCCACCAGCGGTAAAGAACGATGCGTCTCCAGAGTTGTCAGTCCAAGTGTAGAAGCCTTGTAGACCCACAGGTGCCCAAGATGCGCGAGCATACGAGTAAGGGCGCTCTGCGGCAACTGGGAACTCCCAGCGACCATCTACGCCTGACTCGAAGTTGCGGTTTCCAAGACCATAACCCTCAAAGGTTGTGGCTAGCATACCGTTTTCAATTACACGGTCACCTGATTGACGCAACTTGGCATATGGGAAGACCCAGTGGAAGTAAGGCAATACAGAAGCACGCTTACCATCCTTGACTGCGTGAGACCAAGCCTCGATAGCGACACCGTGACCTGCTGGGTCATCGCCCACACCAGGTGCTGCCCAACCAACGCTCTTTACGACGCCATCTACATTCTTACGAAGAAGTAGACCGCCAGATAGAAGTTGTGAGAGTTCAGCATCTGGCTCACAGATTGCGAGTTCCATAGTGATACGCTTCAGTGTGTCTGGAGCCTTGTATGTCACACAAACCGTGCCGTTTGCTGACTTCTCGGTGATTTCATCGCCTTCCTCATACTCTGGGGTAAACGAAACGCGTAGGAAGGCTGAAGTAGTGTAAGAGTCACCAGCCCCGTTTAGCAGGTTGCCAGCAGCGTCTAGGCGTGTGACACGGATTGACACGCCTTGGATGCTAGCAGCATATTCTTGAGTAGCCATTGGGCTGTTCTCCTTATTGTTAAACTGTTAGGTCGACCCGAACAGCGAGGTGGATGGATGTGCCAAAGTAAACCGCAGCAGGTCGGATTGCCTTTAGTCTGATTTCATTTTTGTTTCCTGCTATGTCATAACCTTGACCTAGGTTGTCATTTACGATATCGACATCACCAAGGTAGACCTTGACATTGCCAGTTGCGTAAACCCATTTTGTAGATTCTGTACCCAACTGCTGAATGTATCCAGTAACTGCCTCGGAAGTAGCGTTAGTGGCACTGGCAATAGTTATTGTTACAGTATCTGCGTCTACCTTAGTTACTGTTGCTGAGGCAGAACTTTGGTCAACATTTGCGCCATCTACTGCAAATCTGACTGTATCTCCAGTAACCAAGTAGTGAGCAGAAGAAGTGTTTAGAGTTAGAGTAGTGTTTGTCGAAATGGCTGCTGTAGCAACAGCGATACGAGGTCCATCGCCACTGTAGCCAGAGCCCACAATAACTGGAGTTCCGCCCATAGTTTGTAGGTGGTCTTTATCTTTTTCGTGAAAAAGCATATTTGAGTTGCTAGATAAAAGAGCAACTACATCGCGAGTAGCGTGGATAATTCCCTGCTCCCCGCCATGAGAAACTTCAGCAATTGAATGCTCTAATACTGCTAGCGCACGCTTAGCAGAAAGTGCGACTCCAGAATTTACAACAGTTGCCCCTCCAACTAAAGCCTTGTTGTCGTGTCCATCAGCGATGCGAATATCGCCATTCCAAAGTTCACGCTCTATAGCCTTTTGAGTTACTCCCTCAAGTTGACGCTTTAGGCGACTAATTCTGTCAATTCCTAGAAAACCTAGAGTAGAGCGGACTTCATCAATTTCAACAAAGAAAGGTTTAATTTCATCGTAATAATTTACGGTTGCATTGTTTACAAGAGTGTAACTAACGGTGTCCGAGTCATCCCAGTTTTTCAAATTGTTTACAGTGGTCTCATATTCTTGAGAGAAGCCACGAACCCAGCGGTCTTCGTCAGCCGAATTTTCAGGCTTGATTACGGCGAGTAAGCCGAAAGCGGAGGGCACAATTTTTCCTGCCTCTACAACGCCATTCTTTGGGAAAGCCATTTAAAATCCTTAGGTTTATAAAAATTTAGTTTTCGTGGTGTTTGGAGTGGCTCCCGAAAGAGCCACCCCGCACACGACGGTTTTGCTTTTGCTAAAAGAGTTTTTACTCTTCGATAGCAGCAGCGGTTGCACCACCAGTGGTGTCGCGTAGAGCCGCAGCCACACCGTTGACGCTGATGTTTGTGGTAATCTTTAGTGATTCCACACCAACGAAGGCAATACCCTCGAAGGTTTCGATGAACATCTTGTAGTCGTTGGTGTTTACCAGTGATGAGTCACGGATAATACCAAGGTCAAGAGTTCCACCGTCTAGGAACAAGAATGTTCCCTCTGCGAATAGGTACCAAGAGAACGAGTCTGGGAACTCAAGCAACTTGGCAGAAGCGCCAGGCTGAGCACCAAACGAGTTCAGGTCTAGCGATGCGACTAGGTCGACATTGCTTCCTGCTAGGTAGCCCTTGATTTCGTTCTCGCCTACGCCTAGGTTTCCGTCGCCTGGCATATTTAGAGCCAAGTCAGAAGCCATAGCGTCGTAAATCCACGCAGGAATAATCGCCTTTAGGCGAGTCTGCGGTGACATACGGTGACGCGAACGGTAAGCAACAGAAGCCTTGCGAACTTGGATTAGGAAGTCGCGAGCGACACCAATAAGGCTTGCTGCCTCAGTGGTAGCAGCGTGGGCGTTTACAGCCTTTGATGCGGTTCCAATCTTGTTGATTAGGTTTAGTTCTGCCTCACGAGCGTGCTGTACTAGACCCAACTCGTTGTGACGAGCGATTAGTTCTGGGTAGGCACGGCTCATTAGGTTACCGAACTGCAACTGTAGGGTTACAGCGTCAGTCTGAGCAACATTCTCGGCAGCGGCTGATACAGTAAGGCTTCCCTTGACTGTAGTGGTGCTGTCACCAATGTCGTTCGTGAACGATGCAACGCTAGGTGTTGCGGTGGTTTCGTTCCATAGACCAACAGCGTTGGCGTAGTCGTAAACCGAAGCAGCGTTTGCGTTTGCGTTCGTTAGGCTAATGATTGTTGGAGGGGTTACGAAGCGAACACCACCACGGTCAGCCTGGAACTTCGGAAGAAGGTCGCGGACTGGGCGGTCAGTGGTCGAACCTAGACCGAAGATGTCGTACTTGACCTCGAATGGTGCTGCGTGTCCACCAGAAGCGATAAGTGCTTGCTGGCCAACTACGGCATCAATCTTTGCCTTGTTCGACTCGGCGTCGGTTGAGAGGGTTCTCTCTTCTGGGTAAGAGGTAGAGAACGAAGCAACGATGTGCTGTTCACCATCTCCACCATTTACACGGCGAAGAGAGTGAATTCTCTTCTCCATTGCGACAGCAACATCTTGGATGCTGTCAATTGTGCTACCTGCTGTGTATCCTGGGATGTCTGCGCCAGCAGTGATTGCCACTGTAGCAACTTCATTAACCTGGATAACAGGCTGACGGTCAACAGGGGCTTGGAAGCCCTCTTCTGCTGCTGCGGTCACGGGAACCTGTTCTTCCTGTTGAACTTCTTCAACGGTTGGAGTTTCGATTGGGGTTGCTTCCTCGGTGACGATTTCGTCAGCCTCGGTTGGTTCTACTACCTCTGGGGTAGCATCGGTTGAGAACTCTAGGGTCTCTTCAGTAGTAATTGACGCTTCTACAGCAGTGTCAGTCGAGTATTCGCCCATCATAGGCTTTTTCTCTTCCTCTTCTTCAGCAGGTACTGGGGAATCCTCATCCTCAGGAGTAACAGGCATTTCGCCCATTTCACCCTCTGGCTTTGGTTCTTCCTCAGCAGGAACGACTGGCTCGTCGGTTGGAACTACTTCTTCCATTGGGGCAACATCGTTACCTTCACCCTGAGCCACATCGCCTTCACCCTCACCCTTAACGCGCATCGCGGCTTCAGAAGCACGCGAAGCGAGTTCCTCTGCTTGGAGTTCTCTACGCTGGATGTCACCTTTTACGGTGTCCAGCATATCGGCGAGGGATGACATAGCGTCAACTGTTTCTGGAGAAATGTCCTGAGACTCGACCTTCTCAAATTCGCTAACGATAGCGGTCTGAAGTTCTGAGACTTGCTCATCACTAAGTTCAGACAGGGTATCGACCTGCGACTTAATTTGGTCCACTGTTCCTCCTTAAGGACAGTTGTAGTGAGCGTATTTCACTCACTTGCTTGGTTTAAGCAAAGGGACTACATACACAAATACAGGTATGAAGGCACTCCACCTAAGTTTTATTTTACAATAGATTTCTTATGTCTATTATTTAGTTTTAGGTAAGCAAGCGGAGCATCTTCGACATTTCTGACGAAATGTTGCTCTGGTTGAAGACATCGGAACCACTCTTGAATTGTCTGAGTTTTTCGGTAGCAATGTCAGCATCTTCTTTACCAATTTTTGCCTCAACCTTGTCAATCATGTTGTCCATGAGGTCGCGTAGGGCTGGTGGCAGGTCAGAGTATCTGACCTTTTCGGCTTGGTTATTGAAACCTAATGGTAGGTTGGCAATTACCGTGCCAAGTTCTTTAGCAGAATTACGAACATTTTCTAGGGCTTTACTGTTCAAGGCTCCAGAGTCAAGTCTTCCAAGAATGTCTTGAAGATTGACGCTGGCATTTGCTGCCTCTACATAACTACCTAGAGAGTGTAGTTTGTCTACTGATTTTGCCTCATCTAAAACTCTCTGTAGACCAGCAGTTCCGAGGTCTTGCTTCAAACGAGCAAGAACCTGACGGAACTTTCCATTCTGGTCGCGAGGCTGAGTTTGCGGTGTGTAATTTCCAGTTTCTGGATTCTTCAAACCGCTCTCAACATCGTTAGATGGTGCTTCGGTTGGGGCTTCTGGCTGAGCGGGTGCGACTGGGCTTGCTGGGTCGTAAGCAACCTGCTGTGGGACAGCAGAAACTCCAGATGGAATTTCAGTTGTTCCAGGCATAGCAGGTACTTCAGCAAACTCAGTCGCTTGTGCTTTTCCCAGGCGTTCCTCCGCAGATGCTAGACGAGCCTTTAGTTCGTCGGCACTGGCAGTTACAGCCTTAGATGAGAACTTCTTCCAGTTTTCAGGTACTAGGTCATACTTACCAAGAGCGCGAGCACGCTTGATAATGTGACGCTTTACATCGGCACGGTCTGACTCCTTGGCACGACCAAAAGCGCGGATAGCGTTTTGTAGGTCTTCAGTGTCTCGGATTGGGAAAGAGCCACCTGGAAGAGCCTTACCTGACTTAGCCAACTTCTGACGCTCAATCATAGGAATGTACGCAAATACATCCTCTTCTTGTGCTCCAGCAGTTACAGCCTGAAAACGCTCAGATAGTTCTTGAGCCTTTACAACTAGGTTTACTTCCTTAGCGGTCTTGAACTCAGCGAACTTAGCCTTGATTTCTTCAACCTTGTCAAGTTTGTCAGCAACCGAGTAGGCTTCCAACTTCTTGATACGAGCGTTTAGTTCGGTTACTGGGTCAGATTTCATCTTGGCTAGTGTTGCCGCGCCAGCAGCAACTAGAGCCATAACAGCACCAGACGCTACACGAGCACGAGCAATTGGGAAGCCAGGAACATTTACTTGGCATACGGCTACAAGTTCAAGCGACCCGCGGATTGGTCGCCAGTCTCCTGATGGAGCCGAAGCACGAAGCGAACGAATCTGCTCTGGGCTAGTACCTGGGCGAAGAGCACCAGAAACGAAAATTCCGTACTGGTCTTCACCTGCGTGTACATCTGCTACTGCTGATGCGGTGTCGTCATAGTGACGAACTGCCTCGGCAGCGCTTGCCTCAAGCGAAGCGTGTCCTCCAGCAAGAGTCAACTGACCGACTGGAACATCTCTGCCCTCTGCGGTCTTTACAACTCCCGTGTGGAAGTATGCGTAGTTGCTTCTGCTACGAGGTGGCTTAGTTCCTCTTGAAAGCCCGATGTGGTCAGTGTCCCACGAAGCAATGTGTCCGTAGACTTGTCCCTCATCGGTTACGGTCAATGGTGTTGGACCGTTTAGCACTGGTTTTTCAAACCAAGTGCTTGGTGGATTGACGGGAATTGCTCCTGCTACCATACCGCAAGCGATTAGGCTTACCGCATCGAACTCATCCGCGTTGTCCACATAGATTCCGTCGTTAATCACGGGTTCCTCCTGTTGTGGATTGTTGTTGTTATATTCGGTTTCCAAAGTAATGGAGCACTCTTGGAACGCTGGCTTAGGGACAATCGTTACAGCCATAATGCGGGCTTTTTTGATAACGAGTTTGTCTTTACCAACTTCTTTTTTGTCGATACTAGGTTTCTCTAGTTCGGCATTGTCTAGTTCAGGCTTCTCTTCAGTAGCCTCGAATTGGTCCATATCAGCAGAAGTGCCTCTAATGAACCCGTTCCTGATTAGTCTTTCTACTTCTCTAGCAACTGGGCTAGTGTCGAAGACTCCGTGGCACTTACCAATGCCACCATCAATTCTTTCCATGTGGTCAATACGACCTACGACTACAGAACCTGAGTGTCCGTCGCCAGTCTTTTGTTGCCACATAAGTGGGATAGGAAGTTCTCTCCAAGAAACAGCGCCCTCTTTGAAACTTCTTCCATCACCAGACTCAACCATCTCTGGGATTACCAAAGGAATAGAGAATCTAGAGCCTGGTGCCTCTGGCATAGGAGCACTGACAGTAGTACCAACACTGGTGCTAGATGATGCAACTAAAGCAATTTTGTTTGACAAGTCGGTGCGTTTAGCGTTCAGTTCAGTTAGTTCAATAACTCTTTCGGTAGAGTTGATTACTTCGTTGCTGAAGAAATTCCTACCCTTATCGCGTCTACCACCATAGCGTTGCATATGCTCTTTATCGCCAGTCCACATACCAGTAACTTCCTTGTGGCGTAGGGCACAGTAGCCCTTGGCACGAGGACCTAGGTACTTGGATAGATAACGAACGCATCGTGTCCAGTCTCCACCAGTGTTCCATCTAATCTTGCGACGACCACCACGACCAGTGGTCCAGTAGCGACGCAACTTCTCAGCCTTACCTCTGTTTCGGTCTAAACCACCAGCGGCGTAAAGTGTTTCCAAATTGCTGAATTCTTCCATAACTTCAACTCTTGGACCAAACAAAACCATAAGTTGTAGGTCAGTGCTGAAGAATCCGCTAGCAGTCAAACTGTCAATCTGAGTTAGGACATCGTTCAAAACCTCAGGCTTTAGTGGAACTACTGGTGGCGGTGTAGCGGACTGTAAGTCTTGTAGGAACTTAGGGTCGCGTTCCCACTTCTTTGCCTTACGGACATAAGTCATAGGTTGGTTAGAAGTTGCGCTTGCTGGAACAATTGCTACACACTCAAGTACAGCACGAGGGTCGTCTGGAGCAACAATAGCCAAGTAAACAGGCTGGACATCAGAGCCCTTAGGCTTTCCAGCAGCAGTTACAGGCTTAGCCCAGTTGTCGTCTGGATTGCCGTTGTCAACTACTTGACTCTCAGGGCTCAGGCTTCTTTCCCAAAGTCTTAGGAGTGGGTGGTATGAATTAGGGTCTACCTTTGGCTTAGGTGGGCGACCCATCTTTTTTCCAGATGGAGTGTCGGTCTTAGAATCAGTTTCTTTTTCAGAATCTTCAGCAGAGTTTACAAATTCATACTCATTAGCAAAATCAGGGCTTGGTCTTTGAGGAGTGCCTTTGAACTGTGCGCGTTGCTCTCTAACCCAAGACGGGAAGTCCGCCAACATTTTGTGTAGGTCTTCTTTGTTGATTGGCGGATAAGTTCCAGGCAGTTGAGCCTTAGGCATATTCTGCGGAGT